TGGACGGGGGAAATCACGGCAGTTGCGGAGGATGCCAGTCTCGCGTTCGGCAGGCGCGAACTCACTCCGCACCCACTTTCCAAACTGGTCAAGATCAGCAACAAGCTGCTTCGCGCTGCGGCTCTCGATCCCGAGGCCATTGTCATGGATCGTCTCGCATACAAGTTCGGCGTAGCGATGGAAAAGGGCTACCTCACCGGAAGTGGAGTGCAACAGCCCCTGGGACTTTTTGTTGCTTCAGCGTTGGGTATCAACACCGACCGCGACTTTTACGGAGTCGGCATGGATGCCGCGAACACGGAAACCGCAATAGGAGCTGATGGCTTGATCGCGGCCAAGTACGCACTGAAAGCCCAGTACATGGCAAAGGCAAAGTGGCTCTTTCATAGGGATGCGGTAAAGCAGATCGCCGCTCTCAAGACAGGCGATGGGCAGTACCTATTCAACCTGGCCCAGCAGCCCCAGGCACCCGATATGCTGCTCAGTCGGCCGTTAATGATGAGCGAGTATGTTCCAAATACCTTCGCCGCCGGGGATTACGTCGGCATGTTCGCCGATTTCTCTCATTATTGGATCGCTGATTCACTAGCCCTCCAGTTCCAGAGATTGAATGAGTTGTATGCACTCACCAACCAGGTGGGGTTTATCGGGCGCATGGAAAGTGACGGAATGCCTGTCCTATCAGAGGCATTTTCGCGGATCGTATTGGCCCCGTAAGCGATATCGATAATTAATTGCAAATAACATTACCGCCCCTGGCAACGGGGGCGGGATTTAAACAAAAGGAGAACGATCATGAATCTCAGCAAAAATGTAAAAGTTATTCAGGTTCTTGGCTACTTCGCGGCCGGTCAGACAAAAAGAACCTCCGGCATAATCAGCATGGCCGGATTTGAAGGCGTCCTGTTCATCGCCGGATTTGGAACACTTCTCGTCGGTGGAGGGGGAACTATCGATGTTTATGCAGAGGAACATACGCTCAATCAAACGAGTGGCATGGCACGAATCCCCGCGACTACAACGGTGCATACAGTTACCGCTGCCGATGCACTCCTGGCAAGATCCTGCATCGTCCTGGATATCTATCAACCCTTGAAACAATATATCCAATGCAACGTTACTCCTGCTACGGCGAGCCAGGAGATTCTCGGAATTGTGGCGATCCTCTATGGCGCCAAGGTAAAACCGGATGTTTCCGCTGCTACTATCGGCAGTGTGATCGCGTCGTTCTTTAACCAGAGTCCGGCGGAAGTATAAACATAATACCTGGCCCGCAGGTAATTTGAAATAAGGGGTGTCGGGTTACACTCCTTAACGGAGGATTAAAATGAATACAGCGAAAAACTATATGCGGCAGGGCGGGAAAGAGTGGCACATCGGCGGCAGTGTGGTTATTGATCCGGGCGGGCAGATCGTTATGATCACACCCCGGAAGCACGTCTATTTCGTGGATACGACTGTGGCAGCAAGTGGTGCGGGTACCTCCTGGGCGACTGCCTTTAAGACCTTGACCGAGGCCACCGCACTCGCGGTATCCGGAGACACAATCTACATTTACACCGGCACCGGGAATACCTACCAAATCAACGAAGCCATAACACTGACGGGTTTGAACGGTATTACCTTTGTTGGTGGTGGAACGAATCCCAATCAGGCTGTTTGGACGGCACCCGACACGGCGGCACCTGCTTTGACTCTAAGTGCCTCTCCTGATTGCCGAGTTATCAACATCAAGATGCGCCCGCCTCTTCACAATGCGGCGATTTCACTTATCGGCGCTTCCAATTATTTCCGACTGGAGATGAGTAAAATCCAGGGGAAGACCGGTTCCTATTATGGAATTCTTTCGGATGGCAGTCAGGGTGACGTGCATATCCTCGATAACGAATTCTGTTACATCAACACCGACACTTATGGGACGGCGATCAAGGGGCAGACCTATGCCACCGCCGACCCGACGGGTTGGGTAATCAAGAGAAACGAGTTCTTCTCAAATCTCAATCACATTGTCTGTGCTATGCGCCAGAGCCAGATCAAAGAAAATGGTTTTGCGTCTGTTGGCGTAAACCCTGCGGGAGCGGCTCAGATCACGGCTATCGGAATTGATCTCAGCGGCGGCAGTTCTGGTGTGGGTGCAAATGTAGTTACCCGCAACGACCTCGGCGGCCTTTATCAGACCTCTGTTTATAAAGCGGCTGTTACTGCCGGTGCCGGTGCCGACGAATGGGCCGGTAACTACTGCGTTGACCGCACCCATGACACGCAGGTTGATGATGCGACCGGACTTAGCAGACTTGTCCCGGCTTAATTAAACCTCTTTGGGCGGGTGGTCTCATTGATGCCCGCCATTCCCTAAAATAGGAGCTCACCATGCGTGAAGTAAAAATGAAATCTCTGGATGCGAGTCCGAGGGGTATCCGGCATCCAGGTAAGAAATATCATATTCCCAAGGAAGAGGCCGCCGCTCTCGTAAAGGGCGGTTTCGCCGAATATGCGACCATCCAACCTCCGGCCGATACTGTTATTAAACCGCCGGAAAAGGAAACCATCGAGGCTCCCGAAAGGGCATCCGAAGAGGAAAACGGAAAGATCAAAAAGGGAGGGCGTAAAAAGTGAAAAAGATTATTTTGTTCATTTTCTGCATTGCGCTCCTGCTGATACCCACGATTGCCTTTGCGGTAGACCCCATTGAGTTATCACGTCCGACCATTCAGTGGATGAAAACGGCACTGAGTCCGAGTGTTAATGCAGCTTCAGTGTCAATAGGAACTACCGCTCCGGGTTATCTCATCAAGGCGGCGCCGACTGCTGGACACTACAGATATTCAATCGCAATTCGAAACACTGACACCACGAACACGGTTTATCTGGGGGCTTCTGGCGTTACTTCTTCAACGGGATTCCCCCTGAAGGCCGGAGAGACGTTTGTCATGGATAGAAATTATGCGGCAATTTATGGGATCTGCGCAGCCGGACTGACTGCTACGGTGGCATATTTTGAAGAGGGCTATTGATGCGCCTCGTTCTGCACACGGCACCGGCAGTCGAGCCGATCACCCCAGGCGACCTTGAGGTACATTCGAGACTGGGTACAGGATATATTGCTTCTCTTGGCCAGACGGCAATGGTGACGCTTTATATTTCCGCGATCCGGCAAAAGTGTGAGGCCATAACGCGGCGGCAACTGATCAATGCGTCATGGGATCTGCTTCTTGATAGATTTCCGAATGTTCGGAATCCGATAGAAATTCCGCTACCACCCCTGCAGTTGATAACGAGCATTACTTATATTGACCCGGACGGTAACACGCAGCCCCTGGATTCATCGCTCTATCGCGTTATTTCAGAAGGAACCACGTTGATAACGCCGAAATGCCAGCCGGGAAAGGTTTTGCCGATTTATGGCCAGGTGTGGCCGTCTACCATCGACGACCTTGAAGTTGTGACGATCAGGTTTGCAGCAGGTTATGGAGTTGCAGGAAGCGACATCCCTGAAGGAATAAAAAACTGGATGTTGCTCAATGTGGCGAATCTCTGGGAAAATCGTGAAACGGAAACCGTGGCGTCGGGTCGCCTTATGCAGGTGGATCTGTCTACGCTTGCAGATGGTCTTCTGGAGCACTACCGGATTTATGGGTGGTAAGCGATGAGATCGGGAGCATTACGGCACAAAGTGACCATCCAGATACCGACGACCACGAAGACCAACGGCGTCTCAACTACCACATGGGCCACATTCGCAACCCCCATGGCCTCTATAGAAATGCTGAGGGGTTTTGACAGAGCGAATGCACAGGCGACATGGCCGGGGGCCAATTTCACAATCGGGATTCGATATATCCCGGGCGTGACGGGGAATATGCGGATAGTCGATGAGAATGGAATGATTTACAGTATCCTGGGGCAACCTGAAGATATTGATGGTCGTCACCGCGAGATATATATGACCTGCGAAGCGGGAGCGAAGGCGGCATGAATCTTAAACAGAGCCTTGAGAGAGAAAGGGCAAAGGTCCCGGCCAATGTCAAACGGTCGGGGCAATGGTCCAAGACTCGCGCCGCATATCTTAAAGATAATGACGTATGCACCGTCTGCGGCGGCACGAAGGTCCTGGAGGTTCACCACATCAGACCCTTTCATCTTCATCCGGACCTGGAACTTGACCGGAATAATTTCATAACGCTCTGCGAGTCCAATGAATTCGGCCACGACTGCCATCTGGGGTTTGGGCATCTCGGAAATTTCAGGAGTTTCAATGTGACCGTGCGCGATGACGCGAAGATCTGGAATGCAAAGATAAAGAACAGGCCAAAGGAATGACTCGATGGCAAAAATCACGGCATTAAAAGCAGGTAATTGGAATGACCCTACCGTTTGGGACCTGGCTAGGATCCCCATCGTTGGAGATACCATTGACCTTACCGGATTTGACCTGACCTTCAATGCGGATTTCCCCGATGTCGCCGGTGTCCTCGATACGGATACTGTCAATGGTGTTGCCGGCACTTATCATGTCCCTACGGCCGCCCAGGTACAAGCAGGTGTATATTTCGGCCCTGGTTCTTCGCTCATGGGCACCTATCCGATTACGATCAGCCCCGGATTGACTCTTCAACAAAAAATCGACGCCATTCTGTCGGCTGTTTTTGGAGGCGAGCTCTATTACATACAACATCCGGACCCGGACGGATCGGCAGCAACGGTGGCGCAGACATACGGCGTTTTTACCATCATAGGCGGCGCATGTTACGAAAATCTGGAAGGCGATACGGGAGTAGAGCGGCCGCGTATTCAGATCAGCGTTTATGCCGTGAATAGTGCGGATCTCGTGTCAATTGTCGCGGCTGTCAATGTGGCAATGGCAGCGGCATCGCTACTCGCGCAAACTTCAGATCCTGCGACGACGGTCACGGCACTGTTTAATTATTCATCCTCCGTCCCGGTTGACGGATTTGAAGAGGAAACGAGACGTTATTATTCGCACATGGACTTCAATTGTGGAGGGAGTTGATGAGCGGAAATTAAAAATTTAAAAAAAGGAGGACATTGAAATGTCTGTCGCAGCCCAATTAGCACAAGGTTCAAAAATTTATATTGCAGGTGCAGCAACCGCAGCCGAGGCATTGACTTTAGTTGTATGCGGAAACCCTACAATTCTGACCATGACCGGCCATGGAGGAGTCGCCAATGGCGACGTTGTCACATTTGACAGCGGCTTTGCCGGAGCGGACGACGCCTTGCTTAACGGTAAGACCGCCGTCGCAACGCATTATGCTACGGGCGTCACCAATGATACGTTTGCGGTCGATATAGACACGACCGGGAAGACCATTACTTACGGAACGGCGCACGCGACACCCGCAGCCTGGACTCAGATAAAAGAAATCAAGGATATAAAGCCGGGTGGTGCACAGGCCAGCAAGATTGATGTCACTGATCTTGACAGTCTCGCAAAGGAATTTGAGACGGGTCTCATTGATAACGGTACTGTGGCTATGTCGTATTTTGAAAAAGTTGATGATCCTGGCCAAATGGCGGCCCTCGCTGCTTTTGTGGGATCGGTTGTCTCCGATTTCAAGGTTGTTTTGACTGGTGGAAGCATCAGGACATTTAAAGCTGCCGTTCTCAAATTCGGGACCATTCCGGATGCAGCGGTTGACGGAGTTCAAACCGGAAGTTTCGAGCTTCAGATCAGCGGCGCCGTGACACGTTCATAAGATTAAATATCGCGCGGTAGAGAAACAGTTATCTCGCAAGTCTCATAAACTTGAAAAAGAAGGTGCGACTCCTTCCCGCGCCACCAATACTCAGGAAAGGTGATTTATGATTCTTGATAAGAATGCGTTCCTTGAATCAATGAAATTGAAACAGGAAACCGTCACGATTGAGGGCGGAGAAGTGGTCCTTTCGGAACTCGGAGCAACCGACATGATGAATCTCTATACCCGAAAGGAACTGCAAAACGAGAACGGCGACATTGTCATGTCAAAATTCATCCCGGCCCTCGTCGCTGTGAGTGCGATTGATGAAGACGGTAAACGACTGTTTTCAGATGAGGACATTCCGCTCCTTGAAAAAGCGGCCAGTTCGCAATTCGGCAAATTGGCCCAAGTTGCACGGCGACTGAACGGACTTGTAGGCGATGAATCAAAAAAATAAAGAGCCAGCCGCGAGTCTTATTCCTTTACCGGCTGGCCCTTCACCTCGGGTTTCCACATCCCGATCATCTGCTTCAACGCCTGACAGCACGGCAACTCAACGGCTGGCTTAATTATAACAGTTTTGAACCATTCGGAGAGTTTCGATCCGAACTGAGACATGGCCAGATAATGACCCTGACCGCGAATATAAACCGGGATTCGCAGAAGCGCCCAGATCCCTTTACGACTGCCGATTTTATGAACTTTTACGATAAGCCGGAAGAGAAGGAGCGACAATTAACGGTAAAAGAACTTGAAGCCTACGCGACAAGGGTATTCGGAAAATGAACGACATAGATACCGGAACTGTCCAAATTAAGGGGCTCGCCGAACTGGAAAAAGTTCTTTTGGCGTTTCCCGATAAAATAGCAAAAAACATTCTTATTGGCGGTGTCCGCGCCGGGGCAAAGTCCATTAGAAATGAAGCGCGGCAAAGAGCCACTACACAAGTATCTGGCAAGATGACCTTGATATTAAGTGCCCTCATCAATAGGGGCGACATCGGAACGATACGGGAATTCAACGGACAAAAAATAACCGTTCCGCCTGGATTTATGAAGAGCAAGATTGCGTCATGGAAAACGCGCAAAAGTCCGTATGCTGTGACATTCAATACGGGTATTGCTGGCTGGAAAGATCGCGCCAGCAAATTTTTTGCTTTTTATTGGCGCTTCTTGGAATTCGGAACCTCAAAAATGGCAGCAAAATCTTTCCTTCGTCCTGCCTTTGAATCCAAAAAAATGGAAGCGGTTGAGCAGATGCGTGAATACCTTCATGAGCGGATAGACAAAGAAGCGCCAAAGCAGGTGAACACATGAGCGGGCAACTCGGAGATCTCGTTGTTTCAATGTCTGCTGATATGGCGAAGTTCACAAGCGACATGGGCAAAGTGACGAAGATTGTCGGGGACTCATCCAAACAGATGGTGGGTTCCCTCGATGCCGCTGCCGGTGCCATTAATAAGATCGGGCAAGCCCTCGTCGGGATAGCTGCCGGAGCCGGATTCGCAAAACTGATAGATGGCGCAGCGAACTGGAATATCCAGGCCAAGCAGTTGTCCAACACCTTTGGCATCACAACGGAGGCCGCCAGCGTATTTGAAGTTGCAATCAAGGAACTCGGAATTGAACATGATACCGCTGTAAATGCCGCCCTCAAACTCTCGCGGACATTAGCCCAGGGAACGGACAAGTTCGATGAATACGGGATATCCGTCAAGGATGCCAGCGGCCATCTCTTGCCGATGCCCCAGATTATGGCGAACGTTAATGAGAAGTTACTGGAAACGAAGTCCGGGGCTGACCGCAACGTGATAGCCATGGCGCTCTATGGCCGGTCATGGGGCCAGTTGCAGGAGATCCTCAGGCTGACGCCTGAAGCCATGCAAAAGGCCCAGGACACGGCGGAACGGTTACACTTGATTGTAGGCCCGGAGGGCGTTGCCAAAGCCTACGAATACAAAGAAAGCATACATGACCTCGAACTCGTCAGTAAATCATTGGCGGTGCAGTTTGGCAACGAGCTGATGCCAGCGGTTATTTCGGTCGCGTCCGCGATGAATGATCAGGGAGTCAATGCTGCAGGCGGATTCGGGCATGCGATCAAGGAATTGGTCAGGGACATCCAGGAAGCCACGGTGTTCTGGACGTCGTTTGCGGACAGAATTACCGCGTGGGCGAGTACGGGCGGATTAACCTCTGACTTAATCGACGATACCAAGGTTGCTGAGGAATACAAGAATCGGATGGCCATCATCGCCCAGGCGGAGGCAGAATCGCTTGAGGCCATTGCCAAGGCTTATGACAGAAAAACCAAAACAAGTGCAGCACCGACCGGCGATCTCACAGCCGTTCCCAACAAAGGAGGAAGCAAGGAACTTGCGGCCGCGAATGCCTACCTCGCTTATCTGAAGACCTATTATGAGACCATTGCTCAGTTACAGAAGCAGGCCAACGATGCCTCGGAACAGGTGAACCAGATTTCTTACAATTGGGGCCTGACCGCCCTGCAATCCTATCTTGATAAAAAGCATTCCCTCAATGAGAACAGTCTGCAGATCGAGCTCGACGCCAAACAGAAAGAACTTAAAGCTGCCCAGGATACAGAGAAAAAGGCGCTCGCGCTATACAATGCAAATCCCACCGATGAAATGGCAGCGAAGGTCAATAAGTCATATGAAACCACCCAAAAGGCTATCATGGCTGTTAATGCAGTCGAAGCGAAATGGCATGAAAAACAGATTGCGGACGCGGATGAAACAAAAACAAAACTCTATGATCAATCAAGAGACCTGAACAATCTCCAGATCCAGATTCTTGAACTGGTGGGATCGTATGAAAAAGTCGCTAAAGCGCGGGTTGCTTTCACTCAGGCATCTCCCGAGTACCAGCGACTTTCCCTCTCTCCGGAAGGTCTAGCACAAAAGCAGTTGAAGGATATCCTTGATAATTTTTCTATCTTCCAGAGCAAGCAACGGGAACAGTCGATTACCGCGGGATGGCAATTTGGGAATAGGGCGATAGCGAATCGAATTCCTGATATTTTTGGAAATATGGCAGGCCCCCAGGCTGACCTTGCATTGAAGCACGATCAGGATATGGCGATGATCAACGCTCAGATTGCCACATATGAAAAGATGAAAGAACTATATGGGAAGGACTTGGCTGATTATCAGCTGGTCTTAGAGAAGAAAAAACTCCTCGATCAGCAATACAGCGCCGAATCTCAGCGCCTCGAAATGGAAAAGTGGACCAGCATCGGCGGCATTGTCGCTGGCCAATTGGGACAGATTGCCGGGATGATGAATAAAAACGATAAGACTCAATTCGAGATGTGGAAAGCCCTCGCAATAGGGCAGGCCATCATATCGACCGCCCTTGCCGTGGCCGGGATTCTGGGTGCAGCATCCAAGTTAGGGGTAGCAGCTATTCCCCTTGCCTACATGGCCGGAGCGATAGGCATGGCCCAGGTCGGCATTATCGCCGGTACACAATACCAGGGACGGGAATTCGGCGGCGCTGTCTCTGCAGGCCAGTCCTATTGGGTAGGCGAAAAGGGAGCGCCCGAATTATTTACACCCGGAGCATCCGGGATGATCACGCCCGCAGATAAAGTGGGCGGCGCGAATGTTACCCAGCACATTACCATCGATGCACGCGGAGCCGACCCGGAAGTAGTACAGAGGATAAACGTCGCCATGGCCCAGGCCAAAGAGCAGGCGAAGGCGGAAATCTTTAGCAGCATGCAGCGTGGTGGTGTCTTTGCCTATGCCAGCGGGAGGATGAAATGACGATCCTAAGTCTCCCGACTCTTGCTAGGGCGAATACCTCTCAATGCACCTTCGGTCTGCAGCCGAATACGCAGACCTTCGAATCTCCATTGAATAAAACCGTTCAAACTTATGAATTGCCGGGTGCCAGATGGCTATTGACGGCGACATGGCAGAATCTGAATCAGGCCGATGCCCGGATATTCAAGGCATGGCTGGCAAAACTCAGAGGGGCTGCAGGCCGCTTTTATGCCTACGATATGGCGCATAAGACCCCGAGCGGTAATGTGACTGGTTCCGGGACGGTTTACGGGGCGAGTCAAACGGGAACCTCTCTTGTTACAGCATGGGGAACTTCAAGCATTTCCAATTGGTTTTTGCCCGGAGATTATTTCAGTGTCAATAATGAATTGAAAATCATAACTGCTGTTATCTCTCTGGACGGTTCTGGACATGCCACACTCGTTTTTGAGCCGCCTTTGCGGTCAAGTCCGACTGATTCATCGGCCATAATTATAGCGTCCCCTACGGCCATTTTTCGATTGAATGATGACAAGCAGGACGTGGCGAATTTCGATCCAGACCGGCACCCTACAATCACGATTTCAGCAACGGAGTCATTTTCATGAGAACAATCCTGACAGATCCGGGAAATGCCATACAGAACGAGAACGTTCCTTATCTGGTCATGGTCGAGCTCGATTTTGATGATGAGACATTGGATTCAAGTGTAACGGAATACAGCAACGGGACCAACGGTTATTTGCTGAAAAAATCTTTTACGGTCACGGGCGCCGGAACCCTTATTGTGTCTTTTGACTTGAAAGGGACGTCGGGAATAGCTTACGGGCAGATTAAGAAAAATGGCGTGAATGTGGGCGTAGAGCAGACAGACAATACGGGTGCCTATGTTACGAAAATGCAAACCATCTCTGGATTTGTGGTCGGCGATACATGCGAACTCTGGATTAAAAACGCTGTAGGTGCAACCGCATATGCGAAAAACTGGCTGGTTGAATTATATGGCACCGTTCGTCTGACAAATGCCGGATACGATTTCGACTGGAATGGCCATACATGGATCGGCGCCGGCGACCTCGGTAGTATATCGGCCATTGAGGAAGGTATCGATCTGCAGATGTACGGCATCACGCTGACGCTTTCCGGGATTCAGTCTCAATATATCGCCGAATGCTTTGGCGTCGTCTATTCCGGGCGCAATGGAACGATCTGGATGGCGCCACTCGGCGCAGACTATAATATACTTTCCGACCCCATAATCGTGTTCAAGGGGAAGATGGACACCATGCCGATCAAGTTGGGCAACCAGGCGGCCATCCAGGTAACGATTGAGAGCGACCTGGTTCAATGGGAACGTGGAAAATCAAGGGTGTTTGGCAATTCGGATCAACAAAGCGAATATGCCACCGACAAGGGTTTTGAGTTCGTGGCGCAAATGGTGGACCAACAAATTTACTGGGGACGACCATATAATACATGAGGAAGAAATGGACCAGAATGCATTAGATAAATTTTTTTCCAAAGTGGAAAAGACTGATGGATGTTGGTTCTGGAAAGGCGGACGACAATCAAGGATTTATTCCTATGGGATCTTTTCGCTTGACGGGGAAAATGTCTATGCACACAGACTTTCGTGGATAATCCACTATGGGAAAATTGAAAATAATCTCTGCGTCTTGCATAAATGCGATATCCCATTATGCGTTAATCCTGATCATTTATTTTTAGGTTCACAGATAGATAACCTTGAAGATTGCAGAAAAAAAGGGCGAAGTAGAAACGGTTCTATGCCCGGAGAAAAGCATCCACTCTCAGTGTTGAGTAACCAGAAGGTTTTGGAAATAAGATCACTTCACGGCCTTGTGTTGCAGAAAGATATTGCTTTAAAATATGGCGTGAAGAAATCGCAAATAAACAAAATTTTGCTGCACAAGGCTTGGGTGCAAATATGAGGAAAGAGACCTGGGACATAGATTTGATGGCTTTTATCAAATCCCGCCAGAAGGCACCATTTCAGTGGGGATCTCAGGATTGCGTTCTTTTCGCCTGTGACTGTGCCAAGGCCATGACTGGCACCGATCTGGCTGCGAAGTACAGGGGTTATACGACAGAGGAAGAGGCCGTTGCCATTATCGAAAAAGCGGGAACTCTTCGGCAACTTGTTACGAACAATGTCGGCCCGGAAATCTCATCCAAATTTGCCCGGCGTGGAGATTTCGTCTTGATAGAGCAGGATGGAGCGCCTGCGCTCGCGATTTGCGTCGGAGAGATGGCAATTGCCGCTGGAAAGAAGGGACTTGCCACGCGTCGTATGACTGATGCCATAACTGCCTGGAGGATTGACTGATGCCTCCAGTAGTCACCCAAGTCGCTGAGGTAATCGGAGCCGCCGCAGCGGCCTGGTTTGGTCAGTATTGGCTTTCTGCGGCGCTTCTCGCAGCGGCAGCAGGTTCATATATTGTCGCCTCGATGGCCAAGATACCCGGTTTCGACTCAGGCATAGCGGGTCGTACCCAGATACTTCGCACTGCAACCGCTCCTCATCGAGTAGTTTACGGAAAATGTTGCATCTCCGGGCCGCTGGTCGCTGCATTCTCATGCGGAACTAATAATTTATATGTCTATCTGGTAATTGCCCTGACTTCCCATGAGGTTGCAGGAATTGACGATGTTTACCTTGGCGACACACTTTCGACGGATATAAAATTTGCGACCCCCGACGGAGTAAACCTCATACCAATCTCCGAGAGTCATACGATTGCAGTCGATGGCACGATCCGACTCGATAGTCCGCCATTTGATAACCGGAATGCCGTCTACATTGATAATATTCCCACCAGCGATTATACCATTGTTGGCAGGACAGTCTATTTTGATCCAATTCATGCCGGTTCAACCGGTATGGTTAATCATTATAAATCATTTGTGACGATCGCGAAATATCTCGGTACGCCGGGCCAAACCGCCGATCCGGATTTAATCGCTGATGCCGTTGACCGCGCTGATAATCATATCTGGACGGCGGCGCACACTTTGTCAGGACGATCCTATCTTGTTGTGCGTTTAGAATATAATTCCACTATTTTTGCAGCCGGCCTGCCCAACATTAAGGCTGTCGTAAGAGGCGTCTGCGATATCTATGACCCGCGATATCCAGAAGCAGATCCTGCATGGTCAGATAATGCCGCCCTGTGCGTCCGCGATTACCTCGTAAAAACCTACGGCATAGATGTAGATTCGGCGGACATCAATGATGCAAATTTCATCGCAGCGGCGAATATCTGTGATGAACCGGTTCCGGTGAGGATAGGCACTGGAGCGGCATATACGACTGACGGTTCATATTATCCCACAGGAACTGTCGGAATCAACCTTATCACCGGGACTGGCACTATCATTGCCGGCGATATGGTCATAATTACTATTGATGATGCCTGGTACGTGATTGATGGCGTCAATACGCATTTTCCGGCAAGCGCCAATTCCTATGTCGTGGAAACCTCCCTTTCCTCCGGGTATCTCGTCTTGGCCGGTAATGGTCTGATCGCCGCAATTCCTCCCACTGCCTGCACTATCGCGGTCCATAACGCGAATCAGGAGAGCCGTTACACATGCAATGGCTCATTTACCCTTGACCAGAAGCCGGTTGATATCATGAAAAAGATGCTGACGGCCTGCGCCGGACGCCTGGTATGGTCCCAGGGAACATATAGTCTATTCCCGGCCGCATATAGTTATCCCGTCGGCCCCGGTCTCTCTGAAACAGATTTGAGAGATGATATCTCCGTAGTCCCGGCGCCTTCACGCCAGCAGCGATTCAACACCGTGCGCGGGACCTTCGTGAGTCCTGACCAATATTGGCAGCAAGTCGATTTTCCCTTTCAGCAGAATGCCAATCAATATGCGGCGGATGAAAGTTTTGAAATCTGCCAGACGCTTCAGCTGGACTATACGATCAGTGCAACAATGGCGCAACGGCTCGCGGCAATTTTTCTCAATCAGAATCTGCGCGGCATAACTGTGACATTCCCAGCCAAATTGACGGCGTTCCCCTATCAGCCCGGCGACGTCCTCAATCTCAGCATCGACCAATTAAGTTGGGATGAAAAAGGATTCCGCGTCGCGGACTGGAAGCTCTCCGAGAATGGCGGCGTGGATCTCGTTCTCAGGGAAGAAGATTCCACAATTTACGGATGGACATTATCGGATGAAGAACCGTATTCGCCACCATCAAAACCATACGTCACTCCATATGTCGTGCCAATCCCCAATGTCACAAATTTCTATGTATCGCAGGGAATTGACACGCTCACCTTCACCTGGGATGCCGTATCGTGGCCGACGGTGGTCAGTTATGAAATAAGGTATAGGCCCCATGGGAATAATACCTGGATAGGAGCGACGTTTCTGACAACAAAAGCAGGAACAGCCACGACTTGTGCGAAGATCGCATCTGGTGATTATACATTCCTGATTTGCGCCTTTGATGCCCTGGGTAATTACTCGGCGGTGCCAGCGATGGTCGATTTAACGGTGATCACCTATGTCTTCCCTGGAGGGCAACTTTCATACCTTGCCCCTGCCTTGAATGTGCCATTGGTGGTGGGTTGGAACCCGGCAGACATGAACGCCTGGCTTACCCTCACCGGCGGGAATAGAATAGCCACGAGCATGAATGAGGGCAATCAAGGGGCCGCAAGAGCCAACATCTCCGTATCAGTCGGTAAATGGTGGTGGAAGGTCACGATAGGCGGTTCAGCAGTAGATTCGATATGTATTGGCATAGCCACATCATCTGACCCCTTAGATAACAATGTTTACCTCGGATATGGTGCTTATGCGTGGGCCTACATGAGCAATGACGGAACCATAAGGCATAACAATGGCGCGACTGTTTATGGAACTGCCCTTCATGTAGGCGACAGTCTTGGCGTCGCACTCGACATGGACGACGGAACCTTGGCTTTTTATAAAAACGACGTTCCGTTGGGCGTCGCCGTCACGGGACTCTCCGGTTTAATGTTCCCCTGCATCTCCATTATCGGTAATCCGAGTGAGGGCGTGGCCACCGTTGATTTCAACGATACACCACCGAGCGCACTTGTGTCTGCGGGCTATAAGAATCTACAAATTCTCGGCGTGAGCGCATCAACGGGAGTGATTTTGGAACTTGATTCGATTGGCGTAAACCTGACTGTTGATCTGGTTACTGCAAATCCAGTTACGGTATCGGCCACAGCGACTACCCCATAAAGGAGAACGACAATGAGAAATAATCTGAGAGAAATTAAGATCGAACATAGTGGAATTATCAAAAAGCCGCCGCTCAAGATAACCGTGCGGCTGACCGTCAAGGAATCGGACGGCAGGATAAGCTATGACAAGGAAGAGCCTGCGCATAGTTGGACGAGGAATTTTTGGAATATTCTCTTTTCTTGCGTAGTCGAGTGTACGGGAGGAGGGAGTAATAACTTTGGAAGTGGCTATATGTCCGTAAAGGGTGTGAATGGAACCCTGTCTTATCTGGCGGGTAGTACTTTTATCGAACCTTATGGAAATACCCTGGGCACCGGTTTTTTAGGTGCGATTAACAGCTCAACCCTTGGTATTGTCGTTGGCAAGACTGCTACTGCCTTCAACTTTGAGCAGTATGCTTTAGCGTCCCAATGTGTAAATGGAACTGGTACTGACAACCTTGTCCATGCAGCACAAGCCATGCCAACTATTTCTTGGACAGGTGGAACTCTGACATGGAAGGCAGTTCATACGAGGATTTTTAACAATAATTCACTTGCTTCCATTTCGGTCAACGAAACTGGCTTGTATTCCTATAATTATAATTTTGGTGGAGGCCAAAACTATTACATGATTGAACGTAACGTCCTCGGTACACCTGTACCAGTTGGTGTCGGAGCGCAGCTGACGGTAACTTACAATATCTCGCTGGTATTTCCGAACTAAGAGAATTGGCAATTTGAAATAACAAATGTGAAATGAAAATAATGAAAATGGAGGATTCTAAAATGAAAAAGTATCTCATGTTAATCATAGCGTTCTTGTTGATCGCCTGGACGCCTTTGGTACAGGCATCCGAGCTTATCGGCCCAGGCGGTTCCCTCACCAACCTCACCGACTGCGGCAAGTACGCGACGCTTCAGACCTGTATAAATGTGGCGGGGGTCGGAGGAACATGGTGGGTCCCGAGCGGCACTTATGACATGGCAGGTACGCCGCTTTCAATTCTCAATGAACAGACCGGTACTGGAGCCGGCATTTTTACTGTGATTACAAACTCCGGCGCAGGGGATACGATTGACCTTACTGGGTCAAGTGGCTCTCATCTAAGTGGCATCAACCTTTCAAACTTTCGTGTAAGCGGCACAGATGCGACGGCGAGCTGTATCTCGGCTTCTTATCTTGATTATTCAACTATCTCCAAGGTTCAGTTCAATGCTTGCCCCTATCGCGGCCTTTCGACCAATTACACGGTTGGTGATGAGTTTTTCACGAACTGGTTTCTTGGCAATAAAGGCGTGTCGGGTTATCCTCACGTCTATTTGGCTAATGATACCGGCAGTTCATGGCATCATAACAAGATTATCCAGACTGTAAATACTCATGGTTTCGGGATTTATACTGCTGGTAATAATAATGATACTGACATTACTTTTAACTACCTTTCGTACCTCGAATGGGGCATTTATGAACAAGGGGGTGAATATAATAATATTTCTGATAATAAAC